CGACACGTTCCCCCAGTTGGCCACCATGTCGCTCAACGTCGGCGTCGGCGGTTCGGCGGTGTGGCTGAACAACGGAGTGCAGGGACCATCGGCCACCATCCTCGGGCGCCCGGTTATCTTCACAGAGAAACTTCCGAGCCTCGGCAACGCCGGTGACATCATGTTCATCGACCCTGGTTTCTACCTGATCGGTGACCGTCAGGTCATGTCCGCAATGTCGAGCCCTCACTACAAGTTCCAGGCGGACAAGACGGCGTTCCGCATCATCGAACGTGTTGACGGACGTCCGTGGTTGCAGTCAGCAATCACACCCAAGAATGGTG